ACGATACAACTTTTTCTTGAAGTATTCAATATCGGTGATTTCTCCAAGGTTTTGTCCACCAGGAAGAGTAGAGATTTCAGTTCCTCTACCACCTTCACGGCGAGGAAGCCAGAAATCCTCAAGCATTGCCATGAATTTTTTATCATCACGAATTTCACCAGTATTTGCATCATAAACAAGTTTATTACGATAGCGCATCATAACATCACGAAGATATTGTTCTGCCTTTACTTTGGGTAGATTTCCAACATCAATGTAGAAAATTCTACGTTCAGGAGCACGAGACAATCTATAGATAACCAGTGAGTCCTCAATCATACGAAGTTGATTGAGTGATTTAATTGCTTTGTGGAGATAAGAAAGAGTTGAACCTTTATTTCTATCTACAAGTCCAGATGTGCAATAAGTAATTGAATCTTTTGAAAACTTAATTCCTCCAGTGCCTCCCATGGATGATGGATTAGTGGTTGGATATGTCATTTTTGGATTATAGACATAATATTCTTCAATTTCCGGAAATTCATAATTCATCGGATCATTGTTATTAATATTTGCCAATCGATATTGTCTTTTTTCTTTTTCTGGTTGCTTTTGCTGTCTTACATAACGCATTTTTAACGCATCAATGTATCTCAGTTCTTGAATACCTGCCTGAGGATTTTTTAAGTCAATAACTTTGTGATAGTAAAGTCTTCCATCAACATACCAATTTCTATAAATTTCATGAGATTTTTTATCGAAATCTAAAAGTTCTAAAATATGTTTGAATTCGTCTCTAATTTTTTTCTTAATCCCATCACTTGCATTCAAATTTGATAGTTCGATTGATATCGGACTATCATTTGTATCAGATACAATAGCTTCATTCACAATATCTTCAATAGCACTATCGCACTCAGGATAAAGAGCCATTTCACGATATCTTTTAATTAAATCAAATTCAGTTCTATATACACCTTCAATGTCTACATAAGAACCAAAAAATCCACTACTTAAATAAAAATCACTCCCGTCCTCATTATTTGGAGGAACGGGAGAAACTATATTTGGGGATAGTGGTTCGTTATCTTCAATTGAAAAACCAAAAAGTTTTGCCATAATTTATTTTTAACTCATTCTTTATTCGACTATTTATCAGAGAATAGAAATGTTAGTTGCGTCAGATGGATTTCCTGTAGTCGATTCTGAACCGGCAATCCAATATTGAACTTGGAAATCAACTGTGTATTCTTCTATAGCATCACTTGTCTCATATGATAAATCTATTGCTCCAATATTTGTCGGAAAAATACCATCAAAGTAATATGTTCTTAATGGTTTAACACCACTTTGTCCACCACTACCATCACCAGATCCAGTGTTACCCGTAGAATTTGCTCCTTTATTATAACCTCTTCCGAGTTGATGAACAAGTGCATTTCCCATATAGGAAATTGGATTAGTAGCACCACTTGCATCACTTAGTTTACTAATTCCATTCATCCACTGTTCAAATGAAGTTCTTAATTTAAAATCTTCGTCATTGATCACGGTTACTGACCAAATATCAAATGTCCTATCACCAGCAACTTTTAAGGTTCTTCCTCTAAAAGGAATTTCAACAACATTTAAAGTTGAAGCTGGTAAGTTAGCAGCTTTACAAAGAAATTGGAAAGTATCATTATCCCATGCTGGTGTAGCAAACTTGAAGTTGTTAATGTTTACTTCAAATAAATTATTTCTTGCTCCACCACCAGCTAATTTAGATTTAAATTGAGAGATAGTTTTGAGATTAGCCATTTTAGAGTCCTCCTTGTGTAGTTAATTATAAAGTTTAAACTCTACCAGTTACTTCTTCAAAGCTAACTCCCGTGCGAGTAGCAACAAAGGTTAGAGTTACATAATTAATTGATTTGGTTGGTTTTAAGAAAATATCAGCTCTAAATTCATTGTTATCAATAATATCTGGAGTGTTATTTGATTCATCACAAATAACTCTAAAATCAAACAAACCTCGTTTTGCTTGAACATCACGTAAATATGGTTCAACAACATTAATAAAATTGGATCTTGTTATTTGATCATTAAATTCAAAGAGTTGAGATTGAGCTATTCTTTCAAGTGCCTTTTCTACAGTCAAGAACAATCTTCTAACATTTATTCTATCAAATGCAGATGCATAGGCAAGAGCTGTTTTATCACCGAATAGAATAACTCCCGATCCAGGTTGATTGATGATTGAGTTAACTCTTGCGGCATAAAGAGAATCTCTTTGATCTTTTGAGGGATTAAATGCTAATTTGATTGCATTATTTAATACTCCTCTCTGTTGACCTGCAGGAGAATACCATGGGAACTGTTGAATGTCAGTTCTCACCATCAACCCAGCAATATCGGCATTGCATGGAATATATCTAAAAAGATTGTTAAATCTATCATAAGTGTATTTGTATCCACTATCAAAAACTGCATAGGAGGAACTTGATAATGCACTAAAAAACTTAATGACATTTGAAGTTTGAGTAGATGTTGAAGATACATCAACAACATTTGCCCTATGTGGGGAAATAACAGCTACACAATCCTTTCTACTTTCGGCAATAGAAATAAGTTTATTTGCTTTTGCTTGCGAATCAAATTCATTTGCTAATCCAGGCCCACCAATCAAGAAATTGACTTGAATTTCGTCTTTATTTGCAAATAAATCATATGCAGTTGACAAATCTCCTAAAGTTGCAGTCATTCCACCTGACGATGAATAATCAACACCACCAGTTAATGAATAAGTTACGTTACCAATTGCACTGAAAACTATTCCTTGAGCACTTTGCCCCCAAAGTCCTTGAGCAGTAGTATATGGAGTGTATGAAGTTGAAAATCCAGTAGCTCTTGGAGTAGTTCCCCAATAACCATCTGCTGCAGATGAAGGATTTCTTCCTGCATAAACATAATTTGAAAAATCTGCAAGATAATTTTTATACCAAATTTTTTGTGGGGAATTTACCGCAGATACAGCATCAGTGGATTTAGAAATACTAATATGCTTTTCTAAAATATTTCCCTGAACTCCTGTAATTGATCCTGTATCATCAACAATAACAACATGCATTGCATCATTTTGCCCATTTCTATTGGCAGAATATGCATTCGTTATTGGTTTGGGTGCAATTTGTTTCCAGTAAATTGTTGAGTTTGTTAATCCTAGGGTTTGTTGATTATACCAATCAGTTACTGTCGTTGCAGACGTAGTTGTTGTGCTCGTTATTCCCGAATTATTAACAAAAGAAAGAACATTTGATGGTTGGAAAGATGATGCTGCATTTGACTCTGCATAATCAATTAAAGTTTCCGTTCCAAGTCCAGATACTCTGGATACAATCTTTACAGAAATTGTGCTATTTCCATTAGTTGCATCTGTCGATACTCCAGTAATAATACCTTTCAAATATCCATTTAGAGTAGTTACAGTACCAACACCAGCAACACTACCTGTAAGTGCTGTTGTTACTCCATAACCAATAGCAGCTCCAAGAGCATTCAAACTTGTTGTGGTAATGCCAATAACTTGATCTGCCAAATCGTCAATGAAACATACTTTTAGACTATTTGACCAGGTTCCTGGATTTTTTGCAGAATATGTAAAATTTACTGAATCTGATGACCAATTTGAATTATAATCATCATAATTTTTAACTTTTGCTGATGTAGTATACGCAGCTCCTACTCCAGCATTCGAGTTGTTTAAAGATGCCCCATTAACTCTAGCAACTTTTAAAACACCACCATAAGTCAAGAAAGATGATGCGGACATCCAATACTCATATTGAGTATCTGTTGAAATTGGTTTTCCAAATGTATTAATTAATTGTTGTTCTGTTGCAATGTCAATTGCTTGCTCCACAGGGCCAATTGAAAATGGACCAGCAATTGCGCCAACATTTGCCAATACATTATCAGCTCTCCCAACAGTAAGGTCAACCTCTCTCGTAATTATACCAGGAGATAATTGAGGAGTCGCCATGTTTGTTTCTCCGAGTCAGTGTCAGTTTATCTAAAAGATATTTATTATTTTTTTTATTTTCAGTGGGGAAATCTTGGGTGAACAATTACCAATCTGGATATTGCCAATAAATGTGTTGATTTGCAGTTTTTCTTCCAACCCCAATTCTTTTTATTGTACATTCTTTACATTCGTATGAGTACGAAGATGCAACAGATCCTCTTTCTTTATGAGTTCTATAAAAACTATCTACTAAATTTTTTATTTCTCCACATACTCTGCATTTTCTATCATTAAATAATAAATGACCTAATCGTATTTGTTTATCTAATTCCATTTTATATGTATTCCCACATATAAGAACGATCTCCATACTCATCTAAAAACCACCTATCTCCATCTTCATCTACAAAACTCGTATCATCTAAACCATCAGAAATAAATCCAAAAGGTGCCATGTCTTGTTCTATTTGATTTTTTTGTTCTTCATATAATCTTTTTCTAACGTCTTGATCAGTAAGTTCTTTAAAATAATCTTGTGCAACTAACCAGGCATAAATTACAAGACACATTGCAAGATCATCATTACAACCTTCTTCTGCTTCAAATGAATTATGCTTCTGAATAAATGTTGTAAGTTCGGATATGATTTCATAATCGTTTAGATATAATTTATCTTCTTCAATCATTGTCTTAAGGTTGAGGCACCCAACTTTTTTAACCGTCTTGGACATTTTTACTCCAAGTTGAGTTTTTTTCCCAGAAAATCCTTGTCCTACAATTTGTCCTGCTCTACCTCTCATAGAACACATAAGGAGATTTTTATATTCCAAATCATATTGAAGAATACTAGCTACTTGATCTCCAACGTCATTTACCTCGCACAAAATATATGCTTCATTATAATTTTTTCCAATCTCTTCAATAATACTCGGAAAAAGCATTGGTTTAATTTCATTATTTCTATATTTTCCTACAACCTTATGTGGAAATTGTGTTATATCAATTACAGTAAAGGCTGAATAATCATTCCCAACACCCCTAGCAACGTCTACAGTGATAAGATAATCATGATCTTCTAAAGGATCCTCATAAACATCTAGACCAGCACTACGGGTCTTAGGGGCATCGTATACGAGGTTTCTTAGTTTAGATGGTGCAATTAAAGTATCTACAGATCCTAAAAATTCGCATTCAAACTCAACTTTAAATTGTTGTTCGGAAGTGTTTGCAATAGTTTGTGCTTTCCATGCCGCATCTCTTCCCGGAACTTCACTCCAATGAACATCAGTAAAGACATATTCATTCTTACCTCGTTCAGCATCATGCCACATACGGTAGAAATGATTCATACCATGTGGAGTTGAAACTATGATAACTTTCGTTGATTTACCAGAAGTAATAGTAGGATAAACAGATGCAAAGAAGGAATCTGCGATATGGTTTGGAACGAAAGCAAATTCGTCGAGGAAGAGGATATTGAACGACATGCCTCGGACAGCACTTGCAGAAGTAGAAGCAGCCAAGATTTTACTTCCATTCTCCAATTCCAGAGAACCTTTGTTCCAGGAGATAATTCCTTGTTGCATCCATTTTGGTAGATTTTCATATGCTGTTTGCAAACGATCTAGAAGTTCTCTTGCCGTTGCTGCTTTGTTTGCAAGAATACCAATATTTACATTATCATTAAATACGGCATAGTGAAGAAGAAAAGATACCACAGTTGTAGACTTACCCGTCTGACGTGGCATTTTACAAATGTTAAATCTATAATTATGGAAATTATTAACTAATTTTTCTTGAAAAGGGTAGAGTCTAAACGGTTGTAATCCTTTATCTAGAGTAACAATTTTTACATAATTTTTGGCAAAATAAACAGGATCATCTTTACATTTAAGAAATTCTATAATTTGATCTTGTGTAAATTCAATAGGAGTGTTTGCTTTTTTTAATAGTGGATTACCAAGGTAGACATCACTCATAATAAACTCCTTTTATGTCAGCAATTCCACTTTCTTAATGAAAGTGCTTTTCTTGTTGGACGACCTTTTTCATCTTTCATTGGACCAGGCATTCCACTCATACGAGCGCAGAATGACTTTCTGCGATTTGCTGCTTTAGAGCCTGGTTTTAATTTAGATGGGGGAGTTGTAACCGCCATAGAAAGTTTTGAGCCTGGATTTTCTCTTCTATAGGATGCGATTCCTTTTTTATTTAATCCACCTTCAGGATTCTTGCCTTCCTTTCTTTGCCATGCAGGACTTTCTTCATCAATCTTTTCATACTCAACTTCTTCTCCCATTGGTTTTACATAATTTTTATTAAAACCAAGTTTTCCGGCACTTCCACCTTGAAATCCTGCTTGAATTAAAGGTTGTCCTGGAGTAAATTCTGAAATTGAGTGAAATACTACCTTTGCTCCAGGATATACTTTTTGAATTTCATCATTCACTTCTTGACGAGACGGAGTTTTTATCTGCGGAAAAAACATTCTAATACCGTAATATTTTCCTCTCCAAAGTAAAGTAATTGCGATAATATTTCCTGATTGTGATTGAAGACGTGTTACTTCTTCAATTTGAGATTTAAATCCTTTGATTGGTTCGGGTTGAATTAAATCAACGACTTCTGCAAAAGTATTGCCATCAGCATCTTCAATGGTTACATCTTCTGCTTTTACACAATTTGGATATCTTTTTCCAAACATTGTTTTCATGCCTTTTTTCTTATAACCAGGCCAACATTTTTCAACTACAATCTCACCTTTAATTTTATCTACAAGTTTTTGTTCTTCCATTTCTCCACTTGCAACATAATCTGCTGCAGTATCAATATAATCTGCTGCTTTGGTAATTTTGGATTGAACCCATGCTTCTAAACTGCCCTCACCATTTTCAACTTTTGCCTTAAGTCTTTGTGCAGCATTCATCAGTGTTTCAAGTTCAGAACGAACCATTGAATATTCATGATCTTTTACAGAGACTTTATCCCATGCCTTACCACCATAGGAACATTCGGATCTCGTTTCTCTTTTATCACATAGGGGACAATATCTTTCTTCTTCGTTCATGGTTGATTCTGATTTCGTTCCCCAATTTGCAGCACCAACTCTACGACACTTTACTAATGCCCCAGAAGCATATGCAGAAGGCCAGACACTGTAACGTGATTTTACTTTATAGTAGCAAGCATCTTTTGTTCCACTACCTTTACCTTTTTTATCTTTTGCTTCTTGCACGTCCATTTCTTCTTTCATTTTCTTTTTAGGTGAATCTGTGGAAACATAGGTTGGTTTTGCAGCACCGGTCTTTGCTTGTTGCCCAGGATCTGCTGCTTTCTTTCTTCTCGCAGCAGACAATCTTTCCGCTTTTGTCATACTTGCTCTTTTTGCGGAGGAAACACACTTTGGTGTTCCTTCACCAGGTTCATCACTCGCACAAGTGCCACCAGTTACAACATTAACCCAACCACCTTTACCATCTTTCGATTTAGATTTACCAAACCAATCACGGAGACCTTCTTCACTCATTTCTTTAGTTTTTTCTTTCATTGAGTTGATGAACTTTCTGTAAACAGCAGCTTCTGAAGTTTTTCCTGCCACTCTTGCTCTTTGCTCCATAGCAATTGCTGCTTGGATTTTATGAGCATGAGATCTTCCAGAGTTTCTTATTTTTGAGACACTCTGTTTTGCAGTCTGAACATCTTTAAAACCGAGACCATGAATTGTTCCTTTTGGATCTTCATCTGTATAGAGATCTGAGTGCTTATCAGACTTATCTG